GTTAGGCGAACGCAACGCTAAGAGCTTCGCGTCGAATGCTGCGCTTCATGCGATGCGATGGCAGTCAGGTTTGCCTGATGCGGGTCATTGGGATTTGACACGGCGAAGGGAATTGGGATGGGATTAGAGGACTACAACCTTTTGCATGAGGGCGAAACAATTTATGTCATCGGGTCTGGTGCAACGCTTGACTATCTGTCACCAGATTTCTTTGACGACAAACTGAGTGTTGCAGTTAATTTCTCTGGGTCAGTTTTCGGGATGAAAAACTATTACTGTTTCAGCCATTATCACTCCGACTCTGTTCAGGAGGCTCAACGTGATGAGTGCATCGCAGTCTTCACCCCGTTGAAAGAACATGGGACTGATGCAGAGTTCCAAGGGTTCATGCCAAAGATTGTGACGTTCGGTACTCGCACCGGAAGACCAGGTACGTCGTTCAACCCACATGACAAGGATTGGCCTGTTGAGTGTGACCAGTTGACTATTGGGTCTTCGAGCATTCATGGGGCGATGCACTTGGCGGCTTATATGGGGGCGAAGTTCATTGTGTTGGTTGGGGCTGATTGTGGTCAGTTGGGTGGTAAGGACAGGGTTGATGGTTATGTTGCTGGCGATACGCATTGGGCTTTGTATGAGCAACATCTTCGGGACATGAAGCAACGGTTGTGGGATGTGTATTCGTGTCAGGTGTATTCGTTGAATCCGTTTGTGAACTACAGCCTTGAGGGTGTGCAGTATCGGGGTACTGCGTCAATCAACTAGAATCAGGACACCATGACGATTAACCAAGGCTACGCCACACGCAATCAGGTTAAGGCAGCTCTACGCATCGGGGTTGGCGACACCCTTGATGATGATTTGATTGACAACTGTGTTGGTGCAGCGTCGCGTTTGATTGATGGTTATTGCAACCGTCGTTTCTGGCAGACAGGCACAGCAGAAGCACGGGTCTATCAGGCTGAGGATTCGTTCTACTGTTCCATTGACGATATTGCTGGGACAGCGTTGACGTTGAAAACTTCTACTCAGGCTGACGGAACTTTTGATTTGCAATGGAGTCGTTCGGATTACCAGTTGGAACCGTTGAACGGAAACCTTGACGGGTTGACGTGGAGTTACGACAAGATTCGTGCTGTTGGCGATTATCTGTTCCCAACAGTTAACGCAAATTATGGTGAGCAGGCTTTGGTTCAGGTGACCGCTGTGTTCGGTTGGCCTTCGGTGCCGGAGCCAGTAACACAGGCCACCATCATTCAGGCTTCACGCATCTTCAAACGCTACGACTCGCCTCTTGGTGTGGCTGGGTTTGGTGACTTGGGTGCTATTCGTGTATCTCGATTCCTTGACCCTGATATGGCTCAGTTGGTTGAACCGTATCGTCGTATGCGGATTTTTGCGTGAGTTACTCTGTCACCGATATCAAAACTGGTATCGCTAACGCTTTGACCACGATTCAGGGTTTGCGGGCTTACGCCCAGCAACCTGACAATGTGAACGCCCCGTTCGCTTGGCCTATGTTGGAATCAATTACCTATAACGGGGCTATGCGTGGCGGGTTGGTGACCCACATTTTCAATGTGTCTGTGGTTGTGGGTAGGTCTGCGGAGCGTTCCGCTCAGACGGCTTTGGATGGGTTTCTGTCGTATGACGGCACAACTTCGGTTCGTGCCGCGTTGGAAGCTGACCGCACTTTGGATGGGGTGGTGCAGAATTTGTTGGTTGAGTCTGCGTCGAATATCTCTACGATGGATGGCAACGATGCAACCTATTTGATGGTTGACTTCCGTGTGGTGGTGTACGCTTAGTTGATACGCATTCCTGCGAGCGTGTATAGTTTCATTAGTAAATCTTCGAGTGCCGGAAGGCAGGAGTCACAAACATGGCAAAGCAAGTTCTTACAAACGTGGCGGTTACCTTCGGTACAGCGAACACGGACATCACTTCTTATGTTGCATCGGTAACGCTCAACCTGTCCAAGGCTGAGGTTGCTACAACTAGTTTCGGTTCGTCTGGTGCGACAACTCGCATCGCAGGCCTTCAAGACAACTCGATCACACTTGAGTTGCATCAGGATTACCCAACGATTGAGAAATTGTTCTTTGATGCTTGGAACGGTGGGACTGCTGTGCCTGTCACGGTGAAGCCAAACGGTACTGGTGCTGCTTCAAGCACAAACCCTTCGTTTGCGTTCAATGTGCTTCCTTTGACTTGGACACCTGTTGCTGGTGCTGTTGGCGATTTGGCAACTGCTTCAGTTACCTACCCAATCGATGGTGCTGTAACTAAGACTGGTACTGGCGCGTAAGTTTTCTAAGTAACCCTTAACCCTGCGGAGGACAAATGAAAATAGCGTTAGAAGTAACGTCATCGTTAGATCAATCAAAGCGCACCATCATTGCTGCGTTCCCAGACTTCATCGCCTTTGAACAGAAGTTCAGTAAAAGCGTTGCGAAGTTTGAGGCTGAACTGACGCTCACCGATTTAGGTTTCTTGGCTTGGCATTCTGAGCATCGCACGAAACGTACTGGTTTAGATTTTGATTCGTGGATTAACGAGATTGAAGCATTGGAGTTGGGTAACCAAGCTGACGCTGTGATTGTCCCTTTGGAGATCAGTCAGCCCATTGGATGATTGCTTACCTGTCTGTTGAGACAGGTATTGCGCCTTCGGTGTTGCTGGCAGAAGACCCTCGAATGTTGTTCACGATGTTTGCTTATTTGCGTTGGAGAGCAATTCATCTAAACAAGTAGTCTGTTGTCATGGCACAAGCATTAGGTAGAGCAGGACAGGTTTCAATTACTGGTGGCAACAATGCCATTGAGATTGATGGTATTGCCAACTTTCTTCGTGACGCTGCAAAGGCTGATACCAATTTCAATTATGAAATGCGTAAAGCCGCCGAGCAGGTAGCACAAAACTTACTTAATAAAGCGAAGGCTGAAGCTGCGACGGTAACTCGTAGTCGTCAGGCTGTGGAAGTGATGAAGGGGATGAGGGCAAGTCGTGACCGTATTCCGACTATCAAACTTCAAGAGAACTCGTTGTTCCAGTCAAAGTCAAGAAAATTTACTTCTTCTTACAACATCAAAACCCATAGGAGGGTTAAGCGCAAGGTAACCAGGGGTGACGTGTTCTTTGGTGCCGAGTTCGGTGGTGGGGCTAAACCTACCACTAAACAGTTCTTGCGTCATCGTGGGCGTTCTGGTTACTTCTTTTGGCCTACTGTCCGGAAGGAAAAAGAGAATATCGCAAAAGAGTATTTGGCAGCGATTGATCGAGTCTTGGCGAAGTTGGCTGATGATAAAGCTGCTATTGCCAAAGCCCGTGCTGAGGCTGGTGGCGTATGGAATATGACTGATACGGGTATGACATTTGTTAAGGATTAACACCCTTAAAAATAATGCTTGACATTGGGCTGGTTTCCTGTACCCTCTAGGTAGGAGGGGTTATGGCTGTTTTGTTTAAGAATGTGAAGTCGATATATCCGAAGCCGTTGGCTTCGTGTTGGGATGACTTGAGGGGTTTGTTGGCGTTCCATGAGGAGAACGCTGAGAAGGCTTCTGGTGCGTTGTGGTCGCCTGTTGAGTATGACGCTGGCACTACTAGAGGGAACCGTAATGTTCGCTTTGTTGAAGCGTTGGTGGTTGACATGGATGGTGAAGCGTTTGATGAGGCAAGGTTGGATGGGTTGGAGTGGTTTGCGTATTCGACGTATTCGCATCGCCTGGATGATCCTCACTATCACCTTGTTTTGCCGTTGGCTGAGCGTGTGCCTGCGTCGTTGTGGCGTGTGGTGTGGTCTGAGCTGCATGAGCGAATCAACCTGCGTGGTGATGAGGCAACGAAAGACCCTGCCCGTATTTTTTATCTGCCACAGCATGCACCGGATCAGCCGTTTGAGTTCCATGAGGGTCATGGTGAGTTGTTGGATTCATCGCTTAGGTTGGATGTTGAGGTTGCATCGAATCCTGTGTCACCACGCGCACGTCAAACCCGTCAGCCACGTCAGCGTCGTGCTGGTGCAGAGGTGTTGTCGGAGGCTTGGTGGGATGCGCCAACAGATATTTCTCGTTGGGATGGCCTAACGGGTGAGGCTCTTTATACAGCGATGTTGGTTGAGTTCAGGGCTTTAGTGAATGGGTTGTCTGTTATTGAGTAGAATCGTCGCATGGCTGGTCAGCGGACGTTCGTTGTTAAATTTATTTCTGATACCGCTAAGGCAACAGCAGGTTTCAAAGGTTTATCTGGTGGCCTGAAAGGTTTGCAGAAGTCGGTTGGTAGTGCAATCCCTGGTTGGGGTCAGTTGGCTATTGGGGCTACCGCAGCATTGGGTGGTATCGCTGCGGGGTTGACTTCTGCGGTTAAGGCTGCGATGGAAGACCAGAAGTCACAAGTTGAGTTGCAGCGTCAGTTGGAGAAAACCTTTGGTGCTAATGAGGCGTTGACTCAATCCGCTGAACGGTATGTGTCGGTGACACAACTTCGATACGGCACGTCGGACACCGAACTTCGTTCGTCGCTGGGTCTGTTGGTTCGTGCCACAGGTGACCTTACTCAATCTCAAGACCTGCTCAATCTTGCGCAAGATATTTCTATTTCCACAGGTAAAGACCTTGGGACTGTTTCACTAGCGTTGGCTCGGAGTAGCCAGGGACAGTTCACCGCGCTATCCAAACTCGGTATCCCACTTGACGAGAACACAAAGAAATCTAAAGACTTTGAAAAAGTTGTTGGCCTATTGAACGACCAGTTCGGCGGTGCAGCGGAAACTGCTGCGAACACATTCAGTGGACAGATAAAGATTCTGCAAGGTCAGTTGGGTGAAATTGTTGAAACTATTGGTGCTTCCCTGTTGCCATATTTGCAGCAGTTCTCGGAGTTCTTGGTTAAGAATGTGGCACCAGCAATTCAGCGCATCACAACAGTTATTGGTGAGAAAGGTTTGTTGGCAGGTTTTCAGCAACTCATGTATGAATCTGGTGGTGCTGGTAAAGCAATCATCTCAACCTTGAAAGGTATCGCTGTTGGGTTTGCTTTAGTCATCAACGTCACGGCACCATTTGTTCGTTTGCTTCGAGCTGCGTGGCGAGCAGCTCACAATGATTTCTCTGGTGCATGGGAAGACATGAAAGCATCGTTGAAGGAACAAATCCCTATTGAACCTTTGATGAAACAGTTTGATGGTTTGGCAACTTCTATCAACCACTATGCGGGTCGTGGTGTTCCATCAGCAATTAAAGCGCAACAGAACTTTAAAGGTTCAATTCAACAATTAGCTGGTGATGAAGGGTTGGGAAAACTTACTAAAGTTTTGAAGACGGTCAATGAGAAAAAGGCTGAGTACAACAAGAGCCTTGAAGCGTCTAGTCGTTTGCAGGATCGCTTAACAAAGGCCAGCAAATCTGAAAGTAATTCGCTTGCTTCGTTGACTGATGCGAATACCAACCTGGCTAACGCCAAGGCTAAGTTGGCTCAGATTGAGCGTGGCTTTGGTGCTGGTTCGCCGGAGGCTATTGCAGCGCAGAAGGAGTTGGATAGGGCGCAGAGGGCGCAGGAGCGTGCGACGTTTGCTGTTGAGGAGGCTATCTATTCGGTGGCTGATGCTGAGAAGAATTTGGCTGATGTTCGTAAAGACCCTGAGTCTTCACCTATGGATGTTCGTCGCGCAGAGTTGAATTTGGCTGAGGCGAAGTTGAGTGTTGCTGATGCTATTGATTCTCAGATTGATTCGACTAAGGAGTTGAATGACCAGCAGACGTTGCTGAATGAAACTATTTCTGGTGCGACGGTTGGTTCAATTCTTTACGATGAGGCGTTGAAGAATCTTACTGATGCAACTACTGAGCAGGCATCAGCGTTTGAGGCTTGGGAGGATGCGGTCACT